CAATTACACACAATAAAAAAGAAAAGTATAAAGCTGCTGTAAGAATACAAAATGTAAAATTTATACAGCCTGATTCTAGTGGTGTAAGAAAAGCACAAAGAGTTGCTCAAGGTGGTGAAAAGAATCCATTTGCAGTTATGACAGGTGAATATGTCGATGGCACTGATGATGAACTTTTCACTATGGCAAAAGAAGTTTTTGATAGTAGTGATTGGACACAAGTAGGATATGATCCAATAAAAAGAGGTTTCTTTTATGACAGAGAAACTGGACAGGCAATACTAGAAGCAGATGAAGTAATTCAGGTAGGGCATTTGGTCTTAGCAAAAAACGCAAAGAAGACAGACCCAGATGTTTTTCCTTTTAATAAAGGCGGTGCAATAATGGACGATCAAATGAAAATGGCATTTATGCAAGAAGGTGGTATGGTAGATGAAGGCGGTCAGGTAGAAGAAGAATCTGGCAATGAAGTACCTATTGGAGCATTAAAAGAAGAAGTAGCAGATGATGTACCTGCAATGGTAAGTGAAGGAGAATTTGTATTTCCTGCAGATGTTGTTAGATATATTGGTTTGGAAAAACTTATGCAACTTAGACAAGAAGCTAAGATGGGTTTAAAACGAATGGAAGCTATGGGTCAGATGGGTAATAGTGATGAAGCAACTATGCCTGATGATTTACCTTTTGGTGAAGCAGATATTGTAATCATGGGTAGTGCAGAACCACCCCTACAAGAAATGTATCAAGGGGGAGTTGTACAAGCTGCTAATGGTGGTATGATGAACTATCAACCCCCTAGTGGTATATTAGGTTATCAACCTTCTGTATATCAAGGACAACAATCTACAGGACAATATGTAGCACCTGCTAGTTCTGTTGCAAGTACACCACAAAATATTACATCTGCATATAAGCCATTGTTTCTTAATCAAACAGCAGCAACAGATAATTCTCATGTTGTAAATACAGCAGCAACAACTACAGGAAGCACATCTTTTGTTCCAACTGTAACTGATTCCTATACTACGGCTTTATATAAAGATCCAGTAACACAAGAAGAAAAAGCTATTCGAGTAATTAAAACATTTAATGCAGATGGATCTGCTACTGAACAACCTGTAGAGAGTCAATACGTAGGATGGACTAAAGTTGATACAACAAAAAAAGATACTACAACAGATGAAACAACATCAAATGTTGTATCACAATCTGCTTTAGATGATTTAGAAAAAATTAATGAAATGTCTAAGGGTAAAGATAAAACTTTAATTGAACAATTAAAAATTAATAAAGAACGAAGACAGGCTATAACAGGAGATTACGAAGATAAATCAATTCAAAGTATTATAGATAAGGGTGATTCAGAAAAAGCTGCAGAAATGTATCAACAAACATTAGCATTACAAAGTGTATTTCCGTTTGTTGGAAAATTCTTTACAAAATCACAATTAAATAAATTAGAAGAAGCATTTCCTGAGTTAAAAAAATTATCTAAAGACAAAAACTTTTTAGATAATATTAAATCATTAGGACAAATAGTAAAAAAAGATCTTGAAGAAAAATTAAATATGTTAAAAGGAGATGATAAAATATTAAACTTTAAAGATATGAAGTTTAGTAAAGAAGCAGATAGAGATCTTACAGAACAAATTAAGGAGTTAAGTCTTGAAGATAAATTAAAATCGCCAAGTGGTACTTTGTTTGATAATCCAGAAATAAGAAGACAAGTACAATTAGCACAAGATAGAGATACGGTGTTGAAGAAAAAAATGCCAAAAAAAGGAGATGAAAATTATAAACAAAAAATGGCTGAATATAGAGTAGCTAGTCAAAGAGTAGACCAAGCATCAAAAGGAAGTAATAGAGAACAAAGAGAAATAAATAAACTTGCAAAGTTAAAAGGTCTTTTATCTAAAACAACAAATGAAACAGATCGTTCTGCAGTAAGACAACAAGTAGAAGATCTTGAATTAAAAATAAAAGATCCTGCTGCTTATAAGTATGCAATGAGAGCTAGAAAAAAAATAGCAGCAAAAGAAACATAGACTATTTAGTAAGGCTACCCAACAATGTTGGCCCCAAATAAAGGAGAACTACAATGGCAGAAGCAGCCGTATTAGAAGAAGTACAACCACAGAAAAAAGTACTTATTAATAGAAGAAATAGTACTAATAGTGAACGTATTAAAAAAGATGAAGAAGAATTAAAAACTTTAGTTGAAGAACATAAAGGTAAAACAGAAGAAAAAGAAGTAGAACAACAAACTACAGAAGTTGAACCTACAAGTGCTGAAGAAAAAAGTTTTAAAAAAAGATATGGTGATTTACGTAGACACCAACAAGAAAAACAAAAAGAACTTGAAGATAGAATTAATCAACTTCAATCTCAACTAAATGAATCAACTAAAAAGGAAATGAGTTTACCTAAGTCTGATGATGAGATAGATGCATGGACTACTAAATATCCAGATGTAGCAGCTATTGTTGAAACTATTGCAACTAAAAAAGCACGTGAACAATCTAAAGGTTTAGAAGATCGTGTTAAAGAAATAGATGAAATGAAAGCTAATGCTTCACGTGAAAAAGCTGAAGTAGAATTATTAAAACTACACCCTGATTTTAATAATATTCGTGACGATGATGCTTTCCATGATTGGGCAGATGAACAACCTAAATGGGTGCAAGAAGCTCTTTATGAAAATGATGAAGATGCAAGATCAGCAGCTAGAGCTATAGATTTATACAAAGCAGATAAAGGTATTACAACTAAGAAAAGATCTAATACATCTAAAGATGCTGCACGTTCTGTAAATGCAAAAGCTGAAAGAAATAAACCTCAAGGTGATCCATTAGGAAATGCAATAAAAGAATCTGATGTACAAAAAATGAGTACTCAGGAATATGAAAAACACTCAGACGAAATAATGGAATCAATTCGTTCTGGTAATTTTATATACGATATATCTGGTTCTGCTAGATAAAAGTATTGACATATAGAATATTTATGATATAACTATATGTATAGTAACTGTTACAGCCCTGTTATACAGATACCTGTAAGGTTACGATCCACGCAAACAACTTATAACTTCCAGATTACCTAGAAATCATGGCCCATGACTGTACACATGCACCCTACGATAACTAGCCTCTAATAATTATATGTCTGTTTTGCATCTGTTAGCTGAAAAAAAGGAGTAAATGCAATGGCGTTTTCATCAGCTTCGGGTTATGGGAATTTACCTAATGGTAATTTTAGTCCTGTAATCTATTCCAAACAGGTGCAACTTGCTTTTCGCAAGAGTACCGTTGTTGGGGATATAACTAACTCCGATTATTTTGGCGAGATTGCCTCTCAAGGTGATACCGTTCAAATTATTAAGGAGCCTGAAATCTCTGTTCAAGCCTATACACGTGGCACAACTGTCACAGCACAGGATCTTGATGACGAAGATTTTCAACTAACCATTGACAAAGCAAACTACTTTGCTTTTAAAATGGATGACATTGAGGAAGCTCACAGTCACGTAAACTTTATGCAACTCGCAACTGATCGTGCAGCTTACCGATTGTCAGATCAGTATGACCAAGACGTACTTGGTTATCTTTCTGGCTTTAAACAGTCAACACTTCATGCACAAGCAGATGCAGCAAATACAACTGTAAATGGTTCTAAAGCTGTTATAGGTGCAGGTTCAGATGAATTGTTGTCAAGTATGAAGCTAAAGAAAAGTAGCTTTGGTAACATTACAACCACATCTGCAGGGGATCACTCAATCCCATTAACTGCTAGAATGCCTGGGGCTACATCATTACCAACTGCAACAGCTTCACCAGCAATGGTTGTAGCTAGAATGGCTAGACTTCTTGATCAACAACAAGTTGATACTCAAGGACGATGGCTAGTAGTTGATCCTGTATTCATGGAACTTCTTCGTGATGAAGATTCACGTTTTATGAACGCAGACTATGGTGAGTCTGGTGGACTACGTAATGGTCTTGTAGTCAACAACTTTCACGGTTTCCGTATGTACACTTCATCTAACCTACCAGCAGTAGGTGATGGACCTGGGACTACTGGAACAGCAAACCAAAATGCAAATTATGGTGTGATTGTTGGTGGACATGATTCTGCTGTTGCAACTGCAGAGCAAATCAATAAGACAGAATCATATCGTGACCCTGACAGCTTTGCTGACATTGTTCGTGGTATGCATTTGTATGGTAGGAAGATACTTCGTCCTGAAGCTATCGCAACTGCCAAATATAACGCAGCATAAGGGGGTATAAGTTATGGCTACAATAACAATGAGCACTAACTCTGCTTCCACTTCCAATAATGGTGGGACTGGTAATAAACAGTTACGTGCTAGCATGGTAACTCTGCAAAACGATATTGATCTTGCAGATGCCATTTTACAAAACAGTGGTACTGCACTAGCAGCCAATGATATCATTGAAGCTATTGCTGTTCCTGCAAATACTTTGATACTACATTCAGGGTTTAAAGTTGTTACTGCAATGACAGGTACAACTAGTGACTCTGCTTTACATATTGGTATCACAGGTACAGATGTAGACATCTTTGCTGCATCATTTGACCTAGATGGTGCATCTGTAGGAGCACATACTCCTGCTGTTACATCTTCAGGTGTTTGTAGTAATCTACCAGTGTTTACTGCTTCGGCAGATACTATTGATGTAGAAATCCATGCTTCTAGTGGAACTATTACAGGTGGTATTATTCGTGTGTATGCTGTATGCTTACTCATGGATGATGTTAGTCAAAATGGTTCAGCACAAGAAGTAGATAGAGATCTACTTGGATAAAAACTTTAGGGGCTGGGAAACTGGCCCCTTTAGCTTACCTTAAGGAATTATAATGGCTCTTACTTTTCTTGCATTAACTAATGCTGTAATAACACGAATGAATGAAGTAGCATTAACTTCTAGTAATTTTTCTGCAGCTAGAGGTATTCAGGTACAATGTCAAAATGCAGTAAATGATGCTATTAGATATATAAATCAAAGAGAGTTTGGTTATTCTTTTAATCATTCAACAAATAGTTCTACACTAACTGCAGGTGTAGCTAAATATTCTTTACCTAGTAGTACTAAATCAGTAGATTATAGTACAGCTAGAATTAAAAAAAGTACTAGTCTTAGTGCATCAGGAAATAATCTTAAAAATCTTAATTATTATGAATATATTGATAAAGACTTTGCTAATGAAGAAGACGATATTGCTAGTACAACTTTAAATGGTTCTCACTCTAGTACTGTTACTACTCTTACCCTTACATCTACTAGTGATTTTGATTCTTCAGGTACAGTACATATTGGTGGAGAACAAGTTACATATACAGGCACAACAGGTAATGATATTACAGGTTGTACCAGAGGTGCAAATAGCACAACTGCAGCTATACATGCTAGTGGAGTAACTGTAACACAGTTTGATGGTGGTGGTATTCCTGATTTTATTATACGTACTCCTGATAATAATTATTTACTTTATCCATATCCCGATAAACAATATACATTGGTATTTGATTATTATACATATCCATCAGATTTAGATGCACATGGAGATACAACAACTATACCTGATAGATTTAAACCTGTTATTGTTGATGGAGCTACTGCCTATATTTATTTGTATCGTGGAGAACAAACACAATATCAACTTAATTTTAAAAGATTTGAAGATGGCATAAAAAATATGCAGAGCTTACTTATTAATAAGTATGATTATGTAAGATCCTCTATGATAGTTAGACCTAGTGCATCTAATTCATTTGTTAGTGGAGTTGTTACTTAATGCCAGATAATTCTCAAGCACAGGGAGCATCATTTAATTGTGAAGGTGGACTTGTTTTAAACAGGTCTACTTTTATTATGCAACCTGGAGAAGCATTAACTTTAGAAAATTTTGAACCTGATCTTGAAGGCGGCTACAGAAGAATAAATGGATATCGTAAATTTATAAATCATATTGTTCCTCAAACCTCAGCTTCTAGTGAAAAAATATTAATGGTTGCTAGCTTTGCTGATAAAGTATTAGCAGCTAGAGGAGAAAAGATATTTTCTTCTGCATCTACAGAATTATCTTTAGCTATATCTG